GTAGTTGTACGTTCTGTTCAGTCTCTTGTAATTGGATAAAGTAGTTCAGTACCTTTGTTGGTGATGCGTCCTCTATGTTAGCTATCTTACGTTTTGATATAGGACTTTGCACATACCCTTGTTCACAATACATCTTCCATAGTAGATCAGTTATTGCTTGTATTCTTGCAAAGTATTCTATGTGCTGGTACTGCTTCGATATGCCACCATACAACTGTCTGAACGTCATCTCCTTTGCTTGCGAAACTTGCTCGTCAGTTGGATTAGCTCCAAAGTATTCTTTAGCTAAGTGTTCGTATATATTAGCGTCATCAGCAATGTTGTATCTAGTTAGGCTGGCTAAGATTCTTGGGTGGTAAGATGTGAAGTCTACTTCTACTAACAATCCATTGTCGTATCGTGACTTGAAGCATTCTCGTGAACCATCTTCCTTATTCAAAGCAGCATAGTTTACTCCACCAAATCTATTACTTGGTCTTCCTGTTGAGGTGTAGAGATTATACTTGGTGTAAGCCTTTCCATCCTTAACATAACCTTGTCCTCCAAACGACTCCTTAAATAAATCCTCATGCACAGCAATACCGTTCTTCTCTATTGTGTGAAAGGTTGCTTTCACTGCTCTATAAAACTCATTTGTGTTTTCAGTATCGATAGGCAGCTTATCTACGAGCTCTCTGCAATGCTGTTGTATCTTAATTGGATCAACTAAGAAGTTTGAGCATGCTGATCCTACTCTCTTTCTATAAAAGTTGATTTGTAAGTTATACTCTTGCTCAGGTATGGTGTTAAACGATAGATAGCTGTTGATTAACGCATCCTCCATATTAGGCAATGGTTTGTATCCACTATAGCTTAAAATGTCGAAATCAACGATGTAACACCGTGTAGCAGTAGTAAAGTCCTGGTATACATCTTTCTTTAGTAAGGCTTCTGGATGTTCTATAAAGATTGTGAACTCCTCTCCATCTAATACTTTAACGTACCAACCTATAATGGTATTGTCCACAAGATGCTTTTGCGGATGCAAACCTATAGCATGACAAACAATATGCTTATCTGCTATCTGATTCTTGAAGTTATTGTATTGAGCTGTTGAGTCTATTATCACTCAACTAATATACTAAAAAAGATTCGATTGAGCAAACTCAGTATAATTCCTAAATGCAAACTCCATCATTGGGTACCTTCTAATAATAGGTTCAAGTGTTGCTCTATTCTGATCTTCTACACTTAGTATAGGAGGTCCTGCTTGTTTTGTTATAGGGTTGATTGTATTTGTGGTTACAAAACTTCCCACTATCACCCACTTTATTCTATGCAATGTCCAAATACCAGAATCTACACCCAATCTACCTCCATAGGTGTTTGCTTGCGAAACTCCTATCTCGATTGGAAACCTAGTTGTGTCTAGATTATGGGATACGATGTATCGTTGTATAAATCCCACTTCGTAGTCTGTAGGAGTTGGTGCTGGTCTAAAGAACTTAGGCTGCACAAACTGCTTTACACGACTCCTAAACTGCTTACTCTTATCATAGATGTACGTATCTTGGTTTGTTAAGTAACTCGGTATCAATCTCTTAATGCCTGTTGCTTTAGGCTTTCCAGTGTAAGCAACTCCATCAACAATGTGATATTGTCCTTTGTACATCTCTCCAGTTGACTCCACAACAAACTCATCACCTTTTGTATAAAGGGTGTTGTTGGTATAGGTTACGCTATATTTACTCGTCTTTGCCATTAGAATCGTTTTCTGGCTACTGTGTTAATTGTTGTTGTCCAGTCATCTGGTGTAACATCGTGCTCTACAGTCGTTACTTGATACTTGGTGAGTCTTTGCATGTCATCGGGTAGTCTGTCACATGATACCGTCTGTCCCCATCTAAAACCACCAATACCAGTTAGGGTTGCGCTAAAGCTCATTGGCAGCGCAGCTGTTGCGCAGTAGGCTGATATGCCCTCTCCTTCTAATGCAGCAATCTCTCCAGCACGCCTTTGCTCTTCTAAATAAGCTCTTGCCCCATCGATATTGACGCCAACTGCTTCTTTCTGAAGCTTCTCTACTGGATGTACAGTTTCGTTGGATGGGTTGCATATTTCCATTGCTTGGCAAAATAATGTGAGCACATTATCAGCACTATCTGGTGCTGGAACTTTGCCTGTGTTTTTCTTTAGGTCCTTTGTGTACTGCATAAAGCGGCTTGAACATGGTGTGTTGCCAGTGGATGGTATTTTTGTTGAACCATTAGCTCCATACAAGGCTTGCGTCTTCATAGCATCGGTCATTTTAAGCTCCAACTTTATTTCACGACAAAATCCACCATCTTCAGACTTTGCTCGGAATACAAAAGGCTCTTCTCCAAGCTCTGGTGCGTTTGCATCAATGATGGCTAAATGAGTGACCCCTCCAGCAGACGCTCCTGATTGAGTGGATACGTCTATTAGCTCAAGTTCCCACGGACTTCCACATGCTTTGTTTATGTCCGATAGAAGAGTCTTGAATGCTGTCATAACAGTATCTTTATTTTGCTCAAACTCCTTTAAGCGCTTTAATACGTGTATGGTGCTAACACGGATGTCTGTAAGTCTTATTTCGGTATCTGATTTGAAGCAGTCGCCAGATGATTTTCCATAACCAGCATCGGTTACTAAGGCAACTCCAAGAGCTGCACCTGCTGCGGTACCAAATCCAAAAGACACAGCTGCACCAAGGTATGCAGCTGCTCCAATAACCAATCCGTCTGTCCATTCAGCTGGCTCCTCAAATACTAAACCTCCTTGAGGTAGTATGCATACACGCGGGTCTGCACTAAACCATCTTCCTTTGTCTGTTGTTGGTACCTTAAATATCAATCCTCGGGAATCTACCTTAAAACCAGCTGGTCCTTCTGTTGTAAGTTGTTGTGCACTAAAGTAGGACAATAACGACTCGACAGTTCCCCACGATATATAAGTCTCTTCTGCATCTAAGTCTGCATCTATAAACAACAATCCGTCTGAGTCTTCTTTACCAGTCTCATCTCTCGAGAATCCTGGGTAGCGTATTGTCTCAGCTACAAACTCTCCATCGTATCCTTTGGCGCCTGATTTGACTGCTGTTATTTTATCGGCATCATCGTGTAGTTCTAAAAGAGCTGCTTGTAAGGCTGATGACTCTTCGTTAACTTCATCAGTTTCATTTTCGCCTGATGAAGTTTGGCCAGTCACTTTCTTCTTACACTTGCAATTTTCACTTGTGGATGATACAGCTGTTTCTGTCACAGAGTTGGCTGCTCCAACTAATTCAAGATTAACTTGCCATACGTTATCTTTTGGATCCAATGTAATGTTCCAACTAACTACTCTTCCTTGAAATCCTTCGTAGCTTGGACTGGTTTCAGATATGCTCTGCATTCTAGCCAATGCATCGTTATCATACAATGCTCCAGTTATTGGCTGTTCTTTTTGCTCTCCGGTAGCACTAACGCTCCATCCCCATTGAACCCTCACAGACATATCTGGTATTAGATACGCTTCGGAAAAGGAGTTTAACTCTTCATCAGAAAAAAATAGTAAATCTATTGTGGCTGATCTTGTTGTTCCATACTCTCCTTTGGCTGCTACCTTTAAGTTCTGTATTAGTCTTCGAGGTCTGTTGTATTTGATATCGTAGCCCGTTTCGTATGTATCAAATGTGCTAATAGGAAATGGCGATCCTTCCGCAAGAGACATTACGTGTATCCAAGTCTTAGCTTGTCCGTTCATTGGATTCCATACCTTAGGCTTTGCACGTGTTTCTAGTTCGGTGCGCACTGCAGCTGGTACTCCCTTTTCTTTGAATAAAGACTCGTTTGATATTGCCATAACTTTATTTGTTTAAATCATCGAATAACCTTTGTATCTTGGCTGGTTCTGCTGGTATCCTCACTTGCGTTCCTTCGGGTATAGCTATGCTACCTTTCCCTAAGTTATTTGCATGAGCAATAATCCACCAGTACTTTACGTTGTTGTAAAATTGATACGCAAGCAAGTCTAGTCGGTCAGTTGAAGTCGTTCTGACATAAATATCCTTGGCGCTGAAAGGTATATTAGGGTACAATACTGGTGGTACGTATCTTCTACCTTTGTCGTCTTTCTTTGTCTGTATGTTGTCGTATCTTCCTGCCATCTATGCTTTAATAAAATCTTCCATTTCTGTCTAATAGCTTGCCACCTGCCATTGCAAGTACAGTCAAATCCATCGTTATGTTATATATGTGCGGTAATCCTGATTCTTGGTCCCAAGATGCGTCTGCTACTGGAACATCGACCTTCACACTACCACATGCACATATCAAGTCTTGGACATAACTTGCTATGGATATTTTTATAATAGGCCCTATAATATACTGACCCGAAGCTCCACCAACTGTGCATATGCGCATTAAATCGTCAATGCTTTGCTGTAGCTCCTTTGCGTCTAGAGAACCACCTATATCATCATTACCCTTACCTAAAGCAATAGCATCAAAACCCAATGAGAGCTGTCTAGTTGCTCCTTGATACACCTTGAAGGTGTCCATTTGGCCAATATGCTTATAGTCTCCAAAGGCTGCTGTTACGCTATCTCCTAATGTTTTTATGAATGCTGGAAATTCAACCTTGGCTCCTCCACTTATTTCCTGTATTATTATAGATGCACCTGGTCGTTTAGCATCTGCTCTTGGTGATCTATTTACTGCTTGAACTATCTGCTCATATTTAGTAACATCACCATAGTATTTATACGATCCATTAAATCCTTTTCTATGTTCCTTAAAATCAACTTTACTCTTAATTAAGGATATTATTCCAGCAGATGGATCATTTGCGTCATTTCCTAATGCGTTGGTAATAGGAATGTTTGGATTTGGTTGGTTTAATAATCCTCCAACTTCTACGCTGGCTACTGTGCTGTTTGGTGATTGATTTGCTTCCGTAAAATACTTTTCATAGTTGTCTATGCTTTTTTCATCAGCTCTACCATTAGCTGGATCGTCCATCACAAGCTGAATTAGTTTTGCTGCGTTGGTGGTTGCGCCTTTGGGTAGGTTAAGGAGAAAGGTTGTTGTATTGTTTCGGTCTCGTGATCCATATTGTTGTATGTTTTGAAACAGTAAATTGTCGTTATCTTTGTTTGGACCTATCTTTTTGTATTGATCCAAGTTACTTCCCAGTCTAGGATCAGCTGTTCCGGGTTCAGATGTTACTGTGTTCACGTCGTACTGCGTCAACTCCGCAATTTGATATGGGTTGTTTAGTATCATTGATACCATAGCTCTACGGTCATTCCGAATCACATGTCCAACCTCTTGTTTATTTGCTTGATTGACGGGATTCAATCCACCTTCGCTATGTTGTGCAATTGCGTTATTTGCTTCCGATAAGGCGTATCTTGGAAACTCCCCTCCCTGTACTACTACCGGTAGGAATCTTAAGCCAAATCCTAATGATGTGTAGCCTACAGTACGCAAGTCAACGCTTTGATCATCTATGAAAGCGTTTTCTCCTGCTGCTAGAGTGGGCGTTACTCCATCGCCTTGAAGTACTTCTGGAACTGGAATCATAGTGCTTGTTTGTGACCTTGCTTTACCATTAATGGTCACAATTCCTTGCACTATTTCAACCTCACTTACCGATATAGGTTTTTCTGGGTCTGTGCCACCCTGCTCTCTTACGGTGACTATTTTTTTTATCTCTACAGTACCTTGCTCTAAGGTTACTGGTGGGACTTCTGTTTGCGTTATACTAAAGTACTTTCCGTTTAGGTAATAAGTACCTTGAGTAAGTGATTTGTCAGTTTGATTACTTGGATACACTATTGTTATGTTACTAACGTCGTATGCATCTGGTAGTCTTATTACACCCTGCTTTTCTGCTAAATCGTATCTTATGGCTCTTGGGTCAGTCTCTCCGTGTATTGGCACAAATAAGATTGGTCTTGGAACTTCTCCTCCTTGTTGCTTAGTTGCAGCTGGTAGTCCTATCGTCACTAGACTTTCTTTTGGAATCTCAATAGGCTTCTTAATCTTTATCACGTTTGTGAAAACATCAGTTACGAAGTATTGTGCCAAGTGTTTTGTCGTACCTAAGCTACTTTGTTTTAACCTATCAGCCAAACTAATCTGCTTTGCAAATCCCGGATTGATCTTTTGGCTGCCTTGAGATGGTGCGTTGCTTGGAGTGAGTACGCTCGGCCTAGCTAATTTACTAAGTTTATCAAAATTTGCAAAAGGTTTGTTTGCTGCCATTATCTGATTCCGCTTGTGTTCATTGCTAAACGTAGTGTTTCTCCAACTTTCTTACCATCCATATTAACAACCCCACCTTTAGACATTTCTGATCTAAGGCCTCTAACCTCGTCTATAAGTATCTGCATCTTATCTTCTTTATCACCCTCACCCCCCTCACCACCAAATATGCTACCTAATGCGCTTCCTAATGCTACTAATGCTGGTGCAACGACTGCCAATGCAATCAATGCTCCTATGACTGGCATTGCCATAAGTCCAAAAGTTCCTACCATTCCCAAACCAGCTCCTACCATCATCAATGCAGGACCCAACGCCAACATAGCTCCTATGTTATCCTTTACAGTACCAAAGATTGTAACAAATCCATCTGCAATTGCTGTTATGGTTGGTGGTATCATTTCAAGTGCTTTCATTAGGACATTTCCTATTACAGTAGCTATTGTTTTTATAACCTCGCCTAGAACGTATATTGCTGGTGATGCCATTAACAAGGCAGCTCCTATTGCTAGGATAACCGGTATTGCTGGCGCTGCAGCTGCTCCAAAAGCTCCTAAGGCAGTACCAAAGGCTAAGAAACCTCCACTTGCTCCGGCAGCTGCTGTTCCTGATGCTGCTGTTGCTGTTGCTGCTAATCCTGCAGATCCTGCTATTGCTGTATTAGCACCAACGTTAAGGTACTTGGCAACTGTACTTGCTATTATTTGCACCTTTTCTGCTACCCACATTCCTATGGACGTAGACATTAAAAAATTGCCCACCCCCTTAGCTATGTTCCAAGCTCCTTGTGCAGTTGCTGCTACTCCTGTGGCAATATACCCCGCTACAGTAACGGCTGTATCTCTAATCTTTCCTATAACGCCCATATTCATTATAGCGTTGCCTATTCCTTTTATAATGTTATAAGCTCCTTGAGCAGTTGCTGCTACGCCTGTGGCAATGTAGCCTGCTACAGTGACAATTCTATCTCTAATCGAAGTGAGAATAGATGAGTTCATTATATTAGTGCCTGTAACCTTCATAAAGTTCCAAGCCTTTTGTGCTAATGTTGATGCACCTGTTGAAATCGTTCCTGCTATTGTAGTAATCCTGTCTTTGATATTGGTTCCTATCGATGTATTTGTTATCATTGTACCAAGCCCCTTCAACATATTCCAAGCTTTATTTGCTAAGGCTGATGCCTTAGTTGCAATTGTTCCAAATATAGTTGCTCCTGATTCTTGCCCAGTTAATGTTACGCTTCGCGCTTTTAGAGCGTTCATTGTTGCATATTGCATTCCTGTTTGAGCTAATGACAATGCCATCATTCCTTGCTCTTTTACTAATTTTACTATACCACCACCCACCATCTTTATACCGCCCATTAAGTTGTCGAGCGGTCCTGCTGCTTCACCAAAATACTTGTTAGACTCCTCTTGAGCGTCCATCATTTTAGTCAACTCCTCTAAACTCATTCCTACAGATTTAGCTAATGCATCTTGCTGCAGACGATTCATTTTGGAGAACTCTGCTGAGCCTCCTATGTTAGCGGCAATCTCTGCAGTCATTCCTTCTAAGTCGTTGTTTAATGCCAACTCTCGAGCTTTGTCCAAATTAATACTCCTTCCTAATAATGCAGATGCTTCCATTTGTGCGTTTATACTAGACTCAAAGTCTAATAAGCCGTCTGCTATATTACTAGCGGTTGACATCTCAACCCCCATCTTATGTAGAGCAATAACGCTTTTGCCAAACCCCTCTGCTCCCTTAGCTCCTGCACGTGCCATTTCAGCTGTATTCTCCGCCATATCTGCCATAATCGCACCTGGTGCGATTCCTTGCATTTCAGCAAGGTGACCGGTCATCTCCATAGCATCTTTTGCTGTCTCTGATGTTTGTCCTGGCATTTGTGATAGTGATGCGTTAAGTTTGGCAGCTTCTTGGCCAGTAATACCAAACTCATGTGCTAGATGTCCAACATCGTTAATCAGTTCCTTTGAGACACCACCTATGCTACCATACGCTTGTATAAACCCGTCAGCTGCTCCTTTTGCATCACTTAGTCCCATTAAACTACTAAGTGATAGAGTTTTCATTTGAGCTTGTACTGCTTGTCCTGCTGAGAGTCCTTGCTCTTTGAAGTGATCAAAAGCTTCGCCGGCCTCAGTTATCTTTTCTAACATTTGCTCGGCAAAGACTGCTTTCGCTAATTCTGGTGTGGAGAGTTGAGCTCTCAATTCCTCTGTTAATCCTATTTGTGTCTTTAGCGCACTAGAGACTTCGTGCATTTTTTCAGCAACTGCATCTTGCTTTTCCTGCTCTTCTGTTAATTTCTCTTGAGCTTCAAGCTTATCGTAGAGTAAGCCACTCGTTACCTTCAACTCTTTCTTTTCGTTTTTTAATCCACTTAGATCTTCTTGGAGCTTAGTTAATCTTTCTTGATATCCATAAAAGGCTCTCATGTTACCCATCAACTCTGCGTTAAGCATGAGCTGTTCGGCTACTGCAATGTTACTCTGCTTTTGAAGCATAAGGGTATTAAGCTCTTCTTTGCGTTGCTGAACTGCTATGACAAGTGCTGCTCTTTCGGCTGAGATTTGTCTGTCTAAGGCCATTTGACGAATAGCTGCTGTCTTTGCCGAGTCTTTTTCGTTTTTTGAAATTTCTTCAAGGGACTTTTTCATCTCCGATAACAAGTCATCTCCACCAGCTAAACCCTTCCCCACACCTTGCTTCATAGCAGCTGCGACCTGCTCTGTAAACATCGACAGGAAGTCTTTTGCATCAAAGTCTTTAGCTTCGAGTTTAACTTTTTTACTCATAGCTTATTGTTTATTGTCGTATAAACTTTGCCCATTTACTTTTCTTAGCATCAAAAGCTAATAGATCTGTGAATTTCTTTGGATCTTTTTTAATTAAGGCAGCTGCTTTTGTCATAAAGTCTTTTTGATTCATTCCAAACTTTTTATGCAATGCTTGGAAGTCAGGACTTTTCATAATAGCAGCGTACTTGTAATCAGCTACATGATTAAAGTGACCCTTAACAAAATTCTGCGCTTTGTCTAATAACCAGCTGGTTATGCTCTCTTCAATAAGATGGTCTTGAATCTCTTCCCTGATTATATCACGTAGTTGTGCTTTGTTCATTGTAGCGACTTTAGTATAAATATCTTTTAAAACGAAAAGCCAGTGTTTACTGGCTTATCTTTATCTACGGCCTCTTGCCTTATTGACTTGAGCTTGTTCAGCCTCGTTTTGCGCTTTGAGGTAGTTAGCTAATTTTGTGTAGTAGTGTCTACGTTGGAACACAGGCATATTATATAATTCTGTGTAGGTAAACCCCATCTTTCCATAATACATCAAATCAAAGATCTGATCGTACAATACGGGCCTGTAATCAGACCCCAGGCCAAAAAAACTGCACCGTGATGGGCATAGCCATCTTTGGTATCTCATGGCCGCAGTTACCACATTCGTAGTGGTAAACTGTTTGGACTTCTGGTGTGATTGTCTTTATATACTCTCTCAGAGCAAGACTATCACGGGACAACATGTTTTGTGAAAACTTGTGTATTTCAACTTTGTCTTCGCTTCCATCAATAGCAACAATCATCTGGCGCAAACGGGTTGTTAGTTCTGGATCGATTCCAGTAACCTTTGATAGCTTTTTAGCTGCTTTTAGGTTCTCGTTGATTTGCTTATCGTCTCCATGTGTTAAAAACTTTAATGTAAGCTTCTTCTTAGTAACCGGTAGAGTAAAGTCAAAAGTAGTCTTTCCTTTCTCAAATTGATCCCAATCAATTCCCTTCTCCTCAAATCCACTCAAATCAATGTGCTCTTCTTGCTTTGTGTCACATGCTGGGCATGTTACTTCTACTGGGTAATCGTTGCCATATGCTAAAATACGAGCTGCTATAAAGATTGCATTCTTATCTACCATTAAGATTTCATCAAACTTTACTTTTGTGATAATAAGCGATTGTAGTAGTTTATCAATTACAACTCCTTGTTTAATTAAGGTAGTTGAGCTTAGGATATCCTCCTCTTTAGCTGTCATGTACTTGATCTCAACTTTTCCTTCTGCTAATGGATGTCCTTCTGGGTAGAAGTATCCTCTAGATGGCAAATCGATGATCTCTGTTGGACCGTCGTACTTACTATCTATGTTGGTTACAAAATCTTGGGTAAATTGGGCTTTCAAATCTTCATCTGAAACTACAGGTCTTTTGCCTGGTAATGAATCGTTTACAACTGTGTTGCTCATAATAATAACTGTTTATATATAAGTATACGCTAAATAAAAAGTAAAGCCAACATTTCTGCTGGCTTTTCCTTATTAAAGTTTTGTGTGTATTAGTATTCCAATACGCAATAGTCTACTGCTAGAGTTAATGATATCTCAACTTGAGTCTCGGTTGACCAATCTAAGTCACCGAAAGTTGCGGTCTTAACATAAGCACCTTTCACTTTCCAGTTCTCAATCTTGTCACCTACTGGACCTAATACAAAGATATCAAAGTCTTTTTTGTAGAAGTCTGCATATCCATCACGACCAGTTACTGATTCGTGTTGAGTACGTACCCATTCCATTACAGCTTGGGCACCTGATGGTACGATTGGATCGTACAACGTCATTGTAATATCTCCCCACTTACACTTTCCTTTTACTTTACGGATAATGTTAATGTGGTCTAATACTACCTCACCGCATTCGATTGTTGGACGGGACACCTTCTTCATGATGAAAGAAGGTATACCATCAACTTGTAATATGAATCGATTCTGTACCTTAGGTTCGTAAGGTGTGTAGAATATTTTATCGTTTTCTATTAGATTTGCCATTTTGCTTTATTTGTTATAAATATCTCGATTATGCG